CTGCCTTCTCCTTGGTCAGGTTTTCGTCGATCACGCGAACCCAATCATCCCCGTAGATCTTGGACATTCCAGAGTCAGCATCCCTTTCGATGTATTGAAATCGCTCGGCATCCTTGCGCAACGATTCGTTCTCGGCCTTGAGCTGGTCGCACTCCTTCTCGAACGCGGTGGCCTCAGCTCTGATGCGACGCATGTGGCTGGCGGCATTGTCCCGATACTGAGTCATTTCCGCCAATTCACGCTTCAGCCGCTCGACATCGGCGCGCAGCTCGTCCTCGGGCTTGCGCATGTTCCAGCGCGCAATGGCCGCCTCAGCCGAACGCGACGGCACTTGCTCCATGGCGCAGGTGCAGCCCCGGTTGCTGGTATTGCGGCATACCACTCCATACAGCGTGCCCGCACGCGACTTTGCTGTCTCCAGTTGCACCTCACCGCCACAGAACGGGCAAGGCTTCAGCTTCTCGATGGTCATACATCCACCTCGAGGCATTCGTCGCCCTGGTTCGCCGATCCAGCCTTGGCAAGCGCGACCACCTTCTCAGCCTGCTCCAGCAGCTCAGGGTACTGGTCGTTCCAGTTCTGCTTGTAGGCCTTCCCAAGCATCTGCTCGAGCACGACCAGCAGCTGTGGGGCTGTGCGCATAAGGTAGGCGTTCGCCCAAGTCTCTTCGCCAATAATCCACTTGATTCCGTTGTGATCCATCGCGCCAAGGGTGGCTACAGTCAGCGGTTCGCCATCGCGAACGACGCAGATGGTGTAGTCCTCGCGGTCTACAAGCCATTTTTCTTTGGTGTGGTTGCTCATTCTGATTCGCCTTTGATCGTTTTACCTATTTCCGCAGCTGCCCGGACAACCAGCCGGCGAATTGCGTACTCTTCGTCATTGACTTCCATGTTCGTAAGTAGATGGTGCATACCGCCGAGCGGATAGCTGACGTACGCAGACCGCGCTTTCTTGATGTCACTCGGGTCAATGACAATCCCAAGGCGGATGGAGAGGCTGAAGGCGTCGTGATTCTCGTCCAGCGGGTGCCAGCGATATTCACGGTCAATTCCGTTGTGGTCCTGGTTGTCGGCGTGGATGTACAGAATGCACTCGTCCATATCTCCCCAGCGGATGGACATGTCATTGAGGTCTTCAGCCCAATAAGCCTTTGCCGCCAGCTCAAGAAGTTCTTTGTCCGTCATTTCTCAAATCCCCAGTGATCCGCAGTGGTGAACTTAACGCCATGCTCGGCGCCGAAGGCTTCCATCAGGTCAAACATTTCTCCGAACCAGGCCTTGGACTTGTTGCGGGTGGATACTCCCATGACGACGAATCCGCCGTTGATGCCTGGCACGGTTTGTTGTTGCTCGAGTGCGGCGCTGAAGACGTGCTTCCAGCTTTCGGAGTCGAGCTTCTGGCCGTACCAGACTACCTGGGCGCTGATGTCGCGAAGCATGGCCCACATCCTGCGATTCTGTGGGTCGCTGCGCACTTCCTCTTTCAGGGTCCAGGTGAACTTCTTGTCCAGCGGGACCTTCTGCAGGATTGCGATTGCCCGGGATCGGTCCTGCTCTGTTCTCAGGGGGAAGGCTGGCATGGTCACAGCCGACCCTCCACTGCGCGCTGGGCGGCGACCTCGGCAACGTGCGTCAGCGTGTGGCGAACGCGGCCCGGGATCTCTGCAGGCTCAAGCTTCGTATTCCCCAGCAGCCATTTCACTGCGCGGAAGTACTGGGCCTTCTGCCGGCGGCAGATTGAAAGCTCGCGACCCAGCGCCACGCAGTTGCCCTTGAGCTTTCGCGCGACGCCTTCAAGCTGCATAAGATTTTCCCGAAGCTCACGGATCTCAGCGTCACAGGCTACAAGGCGGCTTATCAGCAGGTTTTGTTCTTGCTCGGGCTGGAGGCTCATGGCTTGCGCTCCAGGGCGGCGCGGACTTGCCAGACGGCCCAAGCCTGATGGCGGCGGTAGTCTTTATATTTTACTTCGCTGCGCTGTTCTTCGAAGTAGAAGTCTCCGCGATCATATGCTGCATCAAACGCCGCCCTCTCATCGCACTCAACTGGCGCGCTCGGCTCTGCGCTGGCGGATAGGGCGGCTTTGAGTTGGTGGCAAGCCGCCACAGCGGCAGCGTACTGAACCCCCGCAGACTTCGACTCAATGATCCGGCGCAGGACTTCCAACGCATTACGTGCAGGACCATCCAGCTCGACTGCTGGCGCAGGATGCGTGAACAGCGGCCCCAGCTTGGCGATTTCGTCGAGGCAAGCGTTCCAGCCATTGGAGTTAATCCGGTGGGTTGGTAGCCGTGCAGGCATCGCCACCGGCTGGCCCTGGTGCTGCTCGGCTGGCTTTCTCAGGCGCGCTATCTCTTCATCCCGCGCATTAAGATCGCGGTGGAGCTGGGCGATGATGGTGTCTTTGTCGGCACCCATGGCGTGGATCGACTCATAGGTTTGGATTGCCTTGTCCTGAGAAAGGGTTTGGCAACCTCCATGCGGTGAACACATCCATGGGATTGGGCATGCCCGCATCGACTTTCCGCAAATGAGATCTGACATTTTCTGGCCTCATAAAAAAAGGCTTCACCTGCACTCTCTCAGCTTTCGCCAAGTTGGAAAAACCGGGTCAGTACCCAGCCAGAGTGCATGTGAAGCCTTACTGATTTTTTCCGGTTTCCAAGCCGGTAGGTGGATGATACACCGGTCCCGTTATGGGGACCAGTGGGTTGTTGATTATTTTGCGCCACGCCGAAGCTCCAGGGTTTCCGCCCAGTCCGGGTTTGGCTTCCCAGCCAGGGCGCGGCAGTACCTGGAATCATAGTCCGCCTGCCAGGATAGACCGTAGATCTTCGGCAGGCGGTCGAACCAGTGCCAGATACCGTTGCGGCTTTGGGCGGCGTATTCGGCGTAGGATGGGGCGGTGGCCCAGTCTGGTCGATCCATCGTTCATGCTCCCCTGGTATTAGTTCGCCGGCCATCGAAGTGATGACCGCGCTTCTGGCTTCCATCCGGCATCACCACGCGACGATCTGCACCACGGGTGACCCGCACTACCTCTCCTGCGTCTACGATCACCTCAAAGCCAAGGCGGCGCATTTCGGATACGGCTTTTTCTTGGGCTGGCGTCATTCGTCTTCTCCAAACTTGATCGATTTTCGAGCGCTGCCCCAGGTGAACACCTGGGCGATTCCGCCACCTTCTCGCAGGCGATCTACGCAACGCTCACCAAGCGCGCCCACCAACTCTTCCGGCATCAGGTTGGAAATCACAATCGTGGGGACCTGTTGCTCGTATCGACCGTTGATGATGTTGAACAGGGTCTGCTGCTCGAACTCGCTGGATTTTGTGGCGCCAACCTCGTCGATGATCAACAGCTCAGGGTCAATGAATGCCTGGAATGCTTCGGACTCGTTGTATTCAGCCTCCCTGTCGAAGCTGCCCTTGACGTGCTGCAGGATCCCGTAGACGGTCCTGTACAGAGCGTTGAACCCGTAGTTGCGGATCACGTAATCCGCGATAGCCGCGGCCAGGTGCGTCTTTCCTGTGCCAACGTTGCCAAGCAACAACAGTGATCGACCATCAGCATGGTTCTTGTGGAAGTTTTCGGCATACGCCTGGCAGACAGAAAGAACCTTCCTCTGCTTGTCCCCTTCGGCGGTGAACGAGTCGAAGGTTTTGCCTTTGAAGCGAGGCGGGATCATTGCCCCGCCTAGCATCCGCTCAATACGCAAGGCCGCAAGACCCTTGGCTTGCTCCTCGCGCTCAAGCCTGTCTTTCTCGCGCTGGTCCTCCAGAGCGCACACCGGACACCTGCTGCCGGCAGTGACCTTCTCGGAGAAATATGACGCGTATGGCCCGTGAACGCCGCATTCCCTTCTCTCCTTGTGCGTTACCTTCATGATCCTCTTTTCCATGTCGAGGACAGTCAAATCAACATCAGAAACCGAATGTGCCATCGCCATTGTCATGCAACCCCTGTTCGTAGTTTCGCTGGCCGCTAAAGCCGTTGTGTTTGTTGATGCCTGCCGGCCTGGCCTGCCTTACTTCGTCCTCCCAGCGCTCAGCATTCAGCCAGGTTGCTGCATTGGGGATGAACTGGCCTTGGTCCTTGGTCCATTGCTCACAGGTGACATGGCGGGATAGCCCGGCCATCACATCTGGTCGCTTGTCGACCTTTACTTTTGACCATGCCTTGGCGGCGTCTTTCTTGCTGACCTTCTTGGGGTAGAGTTTCCAGAAAGACTCAAATCCATCGTCAGCAGAATCGCACATAGGTTTTGGTTCATTGACTGGTTCAATAGGGTGATTGGTTATGGGGGCAGCTCCCGCCCCACCCCCTGGGTTTTCTGCCGCCCCAGGTGGGTTTTCTGCCGCCCTACCCCCTGGGACAGCTCCAGCCCCACCACGGAGGTTCAGGTGGAAAACGTTCGACTGGTTTACCTCACCGTTTCGGCGGAACTCTCTACGCACCAGACCAGCTTTCTCCAGCTCGCGGATGTGTGTCTTCACGGTCGAACGCGCGATCTCGCACTGATCAGCGATGTGCTGATACGACGGCCAGCACTCGCCCATATCGTTGGCATTGTCGGCCAGCTTGATTAGCACCAGCTTGCGCAGCGGGTTGCCTACCTTGGTCTTCATGGCCTTGACCATCAGCTCCATGCTCATGTCGACACCTTCGGCAGGACCTGGCGACGGCCTTCTGAGTCAATTGGGCTGACAACGCCGTCAGCGACCAGCTGATCCATAAGACGGCACGCTGGTCCATAGGCGATCTTGAAATGCCGCTGAAGGGCGGAGATCGAGGCTCGCCCCGATTCGCGGACGAACGCTTCAGCGAGCAGTGCCTGGCCACGCTCCTCTTCGTCGATACGCTGCATTAGCGCCGAGACTTCTGGGCTGATTGCGGACACCTGCGCAGACTCCCGGGAGGCCTGCCACGCCCACGCGGCGGCCTTGAGCATTGCCGCAGCGTCATCGTTGGCCGTGGCCGTCATCTCGCCGAAGCCGAATTCAGCGCGGAAGGCTGCCAGGAACTCGGATCTCATGCCATCTGGCATGTCGTGAAGGCTCATGCTGCACCCCGCACGGCCTTGTCGTGAGTTTTCACGAAGGTTATGCAGGCCTGAGTGGCTGATTCGCTTAGTTCATTCAAAAGCTGTTCTGGCTCATTGAAAGCCTTCCAATAAATGCCTGCCAATTCGTGCGCTGGTGATTTCCACAAGGCGAGAGCCGTCGTCAAGAAGAATGGGGAATACCCACTCTTCTCCTTGGCGAATAGCTTCCCGCCATAAAAGTCGTCCAGGTAGATCTGTTCAAGTACTGCTGCATGCTCTAGAGCAGCAGACCAAGCGGCCAGGTCTTGCTCGCTGAAATCTGCTATTGCCGGACCTGGCCCTCGGAGGAACTCAAAGATCTTCTGCGACTGAACTGAAACCGCATCACGATGAGCTACGAAACACTCGGGATTGTCTCCCGCGTATTTACGCTTAATCTCATCAACCAGAGCGGAATAATTGTGACTCGTGAACCACTCGCGGCCATGGATTGCCGCCTCTGATCCGCCACACATTTTGATAAGTGAAGATTCAGCAGCAACCGAATCAACTATCTGACCTGAAATATAGCTTTTGATCAGGGTTGCGCCGCGCATAGCCGAAGCTGAGACATGGCATGCTATGCGTGACTCGGCATCACGTCCTCGGCCAATCTTCATCCATCCATCCGAGAATAGCGCCACGTAGACCTGTCCAGGCTTCATTCGAGCCAAAGAATCGTGGTCAACAGCTTCTGAATCGGGCACGAAGCCCTGTACAGCATTTGGATGCTGGGACATAATAAAAATCCTCGTTTTTTGTACCAATGAACCCGGCCGCCCAGCCGGGTTTTCTTTGCCCGTCTACTCTATCCCAGTCTCGGAATAGTCCCTAGCCCTTTTCAGGGACCCGGCGCTCGAACTGGATGACCTGGGCCTTTGGCGCATTCCGGCGCTGCGCCACGATCTTGCTGGCGCGGTCGATCACCTGGCGGCACAGCTCATCCGCGCCAAGACCATACTCTTCGGCCAGGGCCTCAAGCGCGTCGAAGTCATCCTTGCGGAACTCCGCGATCTCAAGCTCTACCTGGCCTTCCTGTGCTCCTAACATGCTCTCTCCCTCGGGCCTAATCAGGCCCTATGTTTGCTCTTGATCGGGAATGGGATAAACCCGTGCTCCCGCTTGAAGTCCAGCAAAGCTAGGATCAGTTCACGCGCCATGACACTGTGCTGTTCGTGGTGTTCGTGGGAGAACTCCTTGAACTCCGAGAAGGCATCTTCGTCCAAGCGGATCTTGATTTGCCGATCGTTGCGGTGCGACTTGTCTTCATAGGTCATGGCGTGTGCTCGCAGGCTATGCCGCGCTTTTGCGTGGCTTCTTGGTTTTGGATTTCTTCAGCAGTTCCAGCTCGATTGCTGTGCGGATGTGAGCAATGCGGTTTTCTGGAATCTCTTCACCCCAGGCGCGCACGCTCTGGTACTGCAGGCCGAGGACTTCAGCCAAACGCTTCTTGGTCCCGAACACGGTGACCGCTTCTTTCATGAGCATCGTAGCCCCTCCTTTGTTTGGCGAATGATAGTAGATAAAAAAAACATTCACAAGGTGTTGACCTGTCGTTTTTGTCTACCTATAGTTCACTCCATCGAAGCGCGGGACGAAACAGGGACCGCACATCGAATCGCTCTTTCACAACTCGACGCAACACACCTCCCGACCGGGAAAGGCGTTAGCGATCTCATGCCCTTGTGGGCCCCTGGGATTGGCCGTATCGACCTCGGTAGGCGGGAGTGATTTACAGATTTCACTGGCTGGCCTTGGCAACAGGGCCAGACGGGAAATCAACTAAAAACGCCCTGGAGGGCAAGACGATGCGAAAAGTATGGGCTGTAGTAAATCGCTGGACCGGACGCGTGGTAGCCGAAGTCTCGCATTACCAATTGGCCGCGAGCGTCGAAAGCGACCTCTCGGAACGCTGGAAGAAGGAATTCATCGGGCCTCAGCAAAGGTGTTTTTGCATGCCATTCTCCATATCGCGAATTGATGCGCTGAGGTAACCAACCCCGCCACCCACACGCCCCTTAACTGGGGCTTTGGCAGTACCTGATTGCTTTCCTCGGTGCCATTCCATGAGTGGCATCAAGGGAAATCAACCAAAGGAGATTCAGCGTGTTCAAGAGAATTGCGGTAGTAACCGCCTGCTTTGCGGCATTGGCTGCGTGCGATAACGATGCTCGCGTGGCATCGCGCAACCTCAGTCAGGCAGCTGACAACTTCGAAATCAACCGCCGTATCGTGTTCTTCAACGGGATCACCGATAGCTATCTGCTTTCCATTGAGGGCCGGTGCGCGTTCGAGGTTGAGAGCGGCGGGCAGAAGGTGGCCGTCACCTGCAAGCTCGGCCCGAACGCTTACAAAAAGCACACCCTGGGCCTTTCCGACAACGTGTCGTTCTTCAGTGAGCAGCTGGAATCGGCTGACGTGTCGGTCTACCACTACCGGGTTACGTTCAAGCCTCAGACGATCCTGAATGACTGGGACTTCCGCGGCAGCACTACCGACCTTCCGAAGTCGCAAAAATAATCCTGGTTAACTAGCTGCGCTTGGCGACAGGCGCAGCGTGTGAATCGAACGAATGGAGAAATGCTATGGGGTACCCATACATCGGTGATCGTCAGCTTGACCCTGATGACGAATACGACTGCCCTTACTGCGGGCATGTGAGTAGCAGTGCAAGGGGCCACCAGCTCCACCTGGGCCGATGCCCTGAAAACGATGACATCGACTATCCGGACAAAGACTTTGGAGAGCCGCTATGAACCGCGAAACCAGCAACCAAGTGCGCGATCTGATCGAAGCGCGCTTCCTGGCCGTAGCCGATAAGGGCCTGACCTGCTGCCTGCAGCGCGAGATTGAGACTGCCGTGGACATGGCCGGCCTGTGCGGCGCCATCGAGATCGAAGAGCAGCGGCACTACAAGGAGCGGCTGAACAAGCTCGAAGCGCGCAATCACGAACAGTGGAAAGAACAGCTTGCGAGGATTGGGTAATGGAAATTGATTGGAGCAAGGCGCCTGGCGCGCAATGGTATTGCCAAGGCGATTTCTACAAGCGTGAAGACCGCAAGTGGTACTGGTCTTGCGGAAATGGTCAATGGAGCGAAACCGATTACGCAAGCCCTGAAAACTTCGGCTGGTGGGGGCATCGTGTCAAGACGCCGGAGCAATGGAGCGGCGAAGGCCTGCCGCCTGTTGGAACGATGTGCGAGTTCTACGATAACGAGGGCGATTGGCGACGCTGTGAAATCGTCGCGCACAGAAATGAAATGGCCATCGTATACGTGAGCGCCAGCCATATATTTGCCTCACAAGGCGGAATTCTACGACCCATCCGCACGCCCGAGCAGATCGCGGCGGAAGAGCGGGAGAAAGGCATAAATGATATTTGCCAGGCAGCAAATGAACGGATAACCGAAGAGGTAGCCGGACTTATTTTTGACGCCGGCTACCGCAAGCAGGAACCAACCAAATAGACCAAGGAGGCGACCATGCCGTCATACCAAAAGCCAGAATGCTACACCGATGCAGATTGGGAGATGGTTCAGGGCTACATGCGTGGCCGATCTGGGCTACCAATGGAGCGAGCCAGCGCAGCCTACAAGCACGGCTGGCTAAACGGGCAGGATGACCTGAAGGGCATTCCAAGGGATTGCGCAAACGTGCTAATACGTCGCGCCAACATGATCCCAGGAATAACGCCCATGCAGGAAATAGGCGCACCACAATGAGCCGGTACCAGCGCGCCAAGCGTCTTGCGTTCTGGCGCGGCAGCTTCTTCACGCTGCTGCTGTGCACAGCCTGGATGTTGTTGAGCGCCTGGGCTGGCTGCGTTACTGGATGAAAGGACAGCTTGCGGACCGGCAGGCACAGCAGCATAATCACCACCGCCGAAGGTTTGAGACCCGGAGGCGACACATGACCTAAAGGGGCAAGCCCGCAACGGCGAGCACCTTTCCTACCCTGCGACCTTTAGCGAACCCCGCTTTGGTCGGGTCGCAGGGGAAGTCTCAAAAAGGTGTTCGACCATTGCGGGCTTTTTTGTGAGAAAACGACATGACCAAGCAGACGATTGTTACGGCAGACGAAACCCGTGCGGTAGCAGTTCAGCCAGATAACACCATCATGGCGGTGATCAGCCGCGCTGCATCCGATCCGACTTGTGATATCGACAAGCTGGAACGCCTGATGGCAATGCATGAGCGCATGCAGGCCCGCGATGCTGAGGCTGACTTCAACGCGGCAATGGCCGCCATGCAGAGCGATATCCCCAGCATCGCAGAGCGCGGCGCCATCGTCGTGAACGGCCAGAAGCGTAGCGATTACGCCACCTTCGAAGACATCAACGACGTGATAAAGCCGATCATGCAGACCCACGGCTTCGCCATCACCTTCAAGGTCGAGAACGTGCCGGCCGGCCTAAGCGTCACCGGCATCCTGATGCACCGTGCCGGGCACCGTGAGAGCACCACGATGCTCCTGCCACTCGACACCAGCGGCAGCAAGAACGCGGTCCAGGCGGTCGGTTCTTCAACCAGCTACGGCAAGCGTTACGTGATGAGCGCCCTGCTCAACCTGACCACGCGCGGCGAAGACGACGATGGGCACGCCGCGGTACCGACTGCGAATGTCACAGCAGCCCAGGCCGCTGGCATCAAGGCTCTACTGGAGCGAAGCTCGAAAGCCACGCAGGACTGGTTCACTTCTGAATATGGCTCGGCAGATATTGTTCCGAAGGGGAGCCATGACCGCCTGGTGGCGCAGCTGAACAAGGCCATTAAGTCAGCGGAGGCCGCCCATGAAAATCGTGACTGACATCGAACAAGGCACGCCTGAATGGCTGGCGCTGCGACTCGGCATTGCCACGGCATCAGAACTGGATTGCCTGATGGTGAGCGGCAAGGGTCAGGGCGGCTTTGGTGTTGCGGCTTTCACGTACATGGATCAGCTCATCGGTGAGCGGATAACTGAAGAGGCTGCAGAGATCCCATTCCAGACCAAGGCCACGATTCGTGGTCATGAGTTGGAGCAGGTTGCCCGCGGCCTCTATGAGGATCTGGAAGGCGTAAAAACCAGCCAGGTCGGGATTATCCTGAATCACGGGATTGGATACTCACCAGATGCCCTGGTCGGCTCTGACGGCCTGACCGAGATCAAGACCAAGCTACCCAAATTTCAGGTTGGCGTGATCTTGTCCGGCGAGGTGCCGAAGGAACACATCCACCAATGCCAGGGCGGACTATGGGCGTCCGAACGCGAGTGGATCGACTTCATCAGCTACTGGCCGGGCATGCCACTTTTCGTCAAGCGCATGTACCGCGATGAGGCGCTTATTCGCAAGATCGCAGAGCGCGTCAAGGCGTTCTACGAAATCCTTGATAGCCGCATGAATGCGGTACTGGGGATCAAAAATGACTGACAACTACATCGTCCTCAGCAACGAGCGCCAGGCCATGCTTGATGCAGCCAAGGCGGCATTCCTTGAGCAGGGAAGGGAGATCGAGGTATTGCCCGGTTTCCAGCACGACCCGTACGCGCCGCGCTCGAAAAGGTTGGACCCTGAATCGGTACTCAAGCGCAAGCCAAGCCTGCGTGCCCAGCGTGCGGCGGACAAGGCGGCGTTCATGGCCATGGCTAATTCCATTTGAAATAAGAGGATTGAAAATGAAGAAGATGATTGCCCGGGTACTCGATGTTGTCCTCATCTGCATGCTTGTCAGCCCTTGGCCTCATGCTCAAACGTTCGCTTTCACTTTCGTTTGCTTGATGATCCCTCTCATGCTTATAGGCGTGTTCGGCATGAACGATAAATTGGCCGATGAGCATGTAAATCGAAGTGCGTGGCGGCATGCGTATTCGTTTATATCATCAGGCGTGTTTGTTCTCGCGCTCATCTACTCAGGCAGCCCAATCACTGCTGCGATGTATGCAATGGTGAGAATAGCGCTGCACGCTTCTGCGATTGCCCACATCGAAAAGCGGAAGGTTGAGACGTGAGCAAGCGCAAGCCGCACAACTTCAAAGCCAGGATGGAGCGCGCGTGCCGCGCTCTGCTCAAGACCAACCATGCCTGCGTGGCGAACGTGGAACCGCGCGACCAGCAGGTCATGCTGCACTGGAAGACCGGACGGCAGATCCGTTCGGTTGAGGTGGCCAACGCCCTGTGCGATATCTCGCACCATTGGACCATCTACATCAGCGTGTTCTGCCAGCGGCCGGACGGGATGCAGTATTCGAAGTCGGTCCAGTTCAGCACCGAGGGCATGCACAAGGTTGCCCAGCTGGACGGCCTGATCGAGTCGCACCACGCCGAGCTGTGCGCCGGGGCGAACAAGGCCCAGGTGATCGGCTCCGGCTGGATCGCCATACCTGAAACCATCGACCTCACCGAAGAGCAGGCCAACGTGGTGTTCAACGCTATGGGCGCATGGCAGCAGGCAGCATGAAGCGCATCAATCAAAAGGTCCGGCAACGTCGCCGGGCCGAACAATTCCACCTACCAGCAAGTGGTCTACAACATGATCTCTCCTATCTGGCGTCACCTCACCAAACCTGCCGGCATGACGGCGCAGCAGCTGGCCGATGCAACCGGCATGAGCGTTGTTGCAGTTCGCGCTGACCTGGTTGATCTGGAAGCACAGGGCAAGCTGTCCCGGGTGCGCGGCAAGGTAGGCCAGCCGCATCTGTGGTATCGAAGCGAGAAGAAGCCGCTCGACGGCCTGGATGTGCTGCTGATCATGGGTCTGGCTGCGGACTACCACCGAAGCGCGGACCGGCTCAAGGAGGTCCTGGCAAAGATCGGAATGCGCGCCAAGCACAAAGGCCTGCAGCGCATCGTGCTGATGTGCTGCCAGTCCCGTGACCCGCACGAGATCGTCAGGGTTTCGATTCAGGAGTACGACGCCGAGTCATTCGCGGAGGCCGCATGAAGGGCATACGACGATCCTACGCCAGGCCTCCCGGCAGCTTCATCCACATCCAAGGCCCGATATGCGACGAGTGCGGCAAGTCCCGCGCTCACGGCAACCACCGAAAATGCTCGAAGGTCCGTCAGGCCAAGTTCGAGAAGCTGAGGGCAGAAGCATGCGAATAGAACTACCCGGGCAGATGGAGATACCCATCCAGGCATCGCACCTGAAGCCATCCTCGCCGACCGGCACCAAGGAAGAGCTGGGAATCCGCATCGCCAAGCTTCTGACGCAATACGACCGCCGGCCTTCGTCCAATCTTTGGATTGAGATCCAGGCCACGGCCAGGGAAATATTGAAATGAAACCCGAACCTAAACCAGCACTGGCGCCTGGGCGCTGGATTGATGAGAGGTATCAGCTGTGAGCGAGAAATTTGAGCGTGAAGAGCGCTACATCGTCTTCAAGGTGAAGGACCTGAGTGAGCGCAAGGTCGAATGGGTGCGCGACGTGATCCGGCTGAACGACATCCCTACCGTGGACGGTGTGGTGGTTGAAGCGGACTGGCCAGAGTATGAGCCGACCTGGGCGGCGATCGAGCGCCGCGTCACTGGAGCGCAGTGGAATGGTGAAGGCCTGCCACAGGTTGGGACAGTATGCGAGTTCAAGGCCAATATCCTCGGGTGGGTCGAGGCAACAATTACTGCAGTGACTGAGCTTAGCATCGTGTTCACCAGGCCTTCGTATCAGAATGGTCGTCCGCTGATTGAAGAGCGCCTGCCGCATAAGGCAATCGAGCGCTTCCGTCCCATACGCACGCCCGAGCAAATCGCTGAAACAGAGCGCACTGCCGGTCTGAACGAGATGATTGGGCACATGAAGGATCACCCGCTCGGAACTCACGGCGCTAGCCACCTCCAAGAGCTGATGATCCATGAGGATATTGCCCGTGATCTTTGGGCCGCCGGCTATCGCAAGCAGGCCGTATCATGATCCTACCCCTGATGTACATGGACTACCTGATCTACAGGGGGCCGCGATGAAGGAAGTCAGCCTATACCACGGCGAGTGCCTGGAGGTGATGAAGTCGATCCCAGATGACAGCGTCGACATGGTGCTGGCTGACCTGCCATACGGCACCACCCAGTGCGCCTGGGATGTGGTGATCCCCTTCGCCCCGCTCTGGGAGCAGTACCTGAGGATCGCCAAACCAGAGGCGGCGATCGTTCTCTGTGCGGCCCAGCCGTTCAGCTCGCTGGTGGTCGCCAGCAACCCGCGAGACTACCGCTACGAGTGGATTTGGGAAAAAGGCAACGCAACCGGCTTCCTCAACGCCAAGAAGCAGCCACTGCGGGCCCATGAAAGCGCCCAGGTCTTCTACCGGCGACAGCCTGTGTACAACCCACAGATGACCAGCGGCCACGAGCGGCGCACAGCCAAGCGCAAGACGGTCAAATCGGAGTGCTACGGCAAGGCCCTGTCGCTCACCGAGTACGACTCCACGGACCGGTACCCGCGCTCGGTGCAGTTCTTCTCGAGCGACAAGCAGACTGCCAGCTTCCATCCGACTCAAAAGCCAGTCAGCTGGATGCGGTTCCTGATCGCTACCTACACCAACCCCGGCCAGGTAGTGCTCGATAACACGATGGGCAGCGGCACGACCGGCGTCGCCTGCATCCAGCTGGGCCGGCGCTTCATCGGCATCGAGCAGGACGAGGCGCACTTCGGTACCGCGCAGCAGCGCATCGCCGAGGCCATCACCATCCGCGACACCCCAGCAGCGCAGATCGAACTTTTCGAAGCGCGCGCCTAACCCCTCCCCCAACAACTCAAGCCCGCCGACATGCGCGGGCACTGAACAATGCTACCCTCGCACGGTCAACCCTAAACACTCAATCGGAGGACACTACCATGGCTCTCAAAAGCGTATCCCGCAAAGAGTTTGACAAGTTCCTGGAGAAGTACGAAGGCCAGGTGACCAAGACCCACAACATCGGCGAGGCGGCTTCGGACGTCTACCGCGACGACTCCAAGGCGGAAGATATCGCCCGGGTCGAGCTGAGCGCGGACGGGAAGAGCGATCAGTATTTTATCGCCGAGTGAAAGAAGGCCCGCATTGCGCGGGCCTTTTTTATTTACTGCACTTCTAGCTTCCCAATCCGATCCGACATTCTTTGGATCTCACGCTCAAGATATGCCTGGCGAAGGCATAGCAGCTCCTCGTAGCGTATCCCGTAGCGGTCACCGGCTTTTTTAACCAGCCTGGACTCACCAGTTTCCCGGTGAGAAATCGATTTGACTCCCTCTTCGTCCACCGTCACAACTTCTTCAATCACGGGCTCGAAAACGTCGACCCATTCGTCATGGCACAAGAGGCCATATGCAAATGGGTCGAGACCTCTTGCTTCGAAGCATGCCTTAACCCGCTGGGCAACTACGCCAAAATGCCACCTGGCTGAATCGCCTTTCAGCTCGATTGCATCATCCATCTGGTACATGGCCATTTTCACGCCAGCCAAGGCGTCCAGAACATCATCAGGGATTTCCTGAATGCTGCTCTTGTGTCGCTCGTCAGACGTGTTGATGGTGCCGGTGCCGGCAAATACGGTGGACCACCTGAAGCTTGCCGAGCCACTGGAGAACGTGTTGTCCGTGGTGGCTCGAACGATACCAGGGTTGGTCATGGTCCCATCGCTCAGGGACGCAACGCCATTCGCCAGTTGAACCGTACCAGAGGCGAAACGACGAACCATGGGGTTGGTCGTTGAATACAGGCCAGCATCGTTCTGCGCGATGGTGATGTTGTCCGACGCCGATACAGCGCCCGTCTGCGTGACGCTGAATTTGCTGGTGAACAGGTAGTCGTAGATTCGGTAAACCTGGTTCTGGCGCAGGCGCGTACCAAAGCTGGTGGCGAAGTTAGGGCGCTCCCACTCGCTGTCCTGCGCGGTTACAGGGCTGAAAGCCCCGTTCTTTGCAGGGTCGTAACGCGATGTGGTGAGGCTGCTGTCCTTGGTGAAATAGGGCGAGAAGTCCACCGCGTACTTGGTGTTGCCATGCCAGAAGAATGCAGCGGTGTTCGCGGTGGCGACCATGCGCGAGCCAATGAAGTCGTCCTGGAACACACCGGATACCCGGATAGCTTTCGACTCTTCGTAGCAGCCCTGGAACAGGGTTTCGCTTGAGAAGTCGCTGATCACGCAGATGTCATCACGCCCCATGAATGTGCAGTTGGTGAACTGAACACCCCTGAGAACCGTGGAGCCGTCCATTTCCAGGCATGCAGAAGGCGACGGGAATGGCACGGCAAGCGTGCTCGATGTTGCCAGGCACAGATTCTGGTGGTTGAGGCTTCGAATAAAGCAGTTGATGAAGTCGGTACCCGCAAAGCCGTAGTTGCTTGCGCCGTTGGCGTTGCGCGGCGCACGGATCGAAACACCACGGAATCCGCCGAACGAGCAATAAGACGCTTCGCCAAGCTCGCACTCAGGCACAAGCCCGTCGCCAATTGGCGACGAGGTCACCAGCAGTGCTGACTTTCGCCAGTGACCATCGACGATTACGTTTTGCGTCTTCCAGCCGGATGCATTTCGGCACCACACGCCAACGTCCCATTCGTCAGACAGGCGCGTATCACTACCCAGGTAACCGGCCACGCCATCAAACCATGGGATGACCGCAAGGTCCCTCAACTGGCAGGCCTTGTCCAGGATCACAGCGGCGCTGAATGCGGCGGTCAGGTCAAGTGTGGAGTAGGCATCGCCACGGGTTCCAGAGTCAGCCAGATACGCCGCGCCAACGTCAGGGTTGGCCACGCTGATGGCGGTTGCGCCAGGAATGGAATAAAGCTTTGCACCTGTTCCCCTGAAGAGGAATCCACCAACCGGTCGCTTCTCGTAACCTCGGCCGGTACTGCGGATGGTTACGCCGCGCGGAACCACAAGGCTCTCGCTGATAACAGAAAGGCCCGGCACAAAGACTTCCCACCCGCCACGGGCATACGCTTCGGCAATCGCGTTCTTGGTGGCCTCGGTGTCGTCGTTCACGCCATCGCATACAGCGCCGAAGTCCTTGGTCGAGATTGCATCGCGCATCTTGGCTTGGAAGGTTCGGGCGATCGCCCCAAGGCCTGACTGGATGAAGTACCCGAAGCCACCGACAACCCCGGCAATCATGCTGTCCACGTAGTTGCGCAGCACCCGCATATTTGCTGCATCAGTATCAAAGGCGCCGTCGCCAAGGTTTTTAATCAGGCGTCCTTCGGCGTCGTAATAGTTCTTGCCAATTGGCCTCACAAGCGCTCGGCCAAGTCCAGCTATGGTCTGCTGAACCAGCATGGTCAGCTTGTCCAGGGCGCGCTCATGCGTCTCGGCAGGGAAATCATCGTTGGGCTGATAGTCGGTCAGCTGCGTAGCCGGCACGATCCGTTGGATGGTGACAGTTCGACCATTGACGGGCGCGATGCTGAAGGTTGCCGTACCGCCGGCCTGGTTTCCTGCGCCGGTGACGGTGTAGTCAACGTTCTGCACCGGAGGATACAGGTTACCCAACGCGTCGTTGACGACGATCTGAATGTCCGAATTCTGCAGAAAGTAGAACGGGATCGGGAAAACGGTTGTGACGCCATCGCCGGCATACGGCACTTCGCTTTGTTGGCTGCTTACGGTCATAGCCTGGGGTCCTTATCGAGTGACGCCGAATGGGTCGAGGTAGCTCTGCGACGGGCGCAGCAGGAATTGTTGATCGTTCTCTTTGCGGATGCGGTCTTCGGTGCGCCGCAATGACCCCGGGTTCAAGGCCTCTTGGAATGACCAGAGCACCAGGTGGTCAAGCACGATTCGGCTGTAGAACAGGTTCAAAAATGGCGTGTTGTTGAAGGCCAGGCGCAGCGCCGAAGCGGCCGCATCATCGCCGGCCCTGGCTTTGTTCCACAGGTTGGTCAGGTCAGAAGCAGTACCGATTACGGGACCCGCTGCCGTCTCCAGCGCCGAGTTGCCGAAGCGGTTGGCCTCGCCAAAGAAGAAGTCACCAAGGATACCGATTCCGCCGCCTTGCACAAAGGCAGCGCCCCAGGTCTTTGGTGAAGACGGGTCGCGCGGCTCCCGGCCCTTCACGGTGTCCTTGGCCGCCATCGACAGGTAGCCGAAAGCCGTGGTCCACACCACAAGCTGGGCCATGGCCAGCTTCTCGCCGTTGCCGTTGCGCATGGCGTTGAGGAAGTCCCGGCTGCCGCGGTACTTGGCCGACAGGCTGGACGGGGTGTAACCACGACCGTAAAGCTCGCGGCCCATGGTCTTCTGCATGTAGGCGGCGGGGAAACTCTTGAATTGGGTCACGAAGCGCAGCAGGTCGCCGGGCACCGTGCCGGGTTGCGTGCCTTGGTTCATGATCGATCGGGTGCGTGCGTCCGGTTCCAACACCGCATAGGTCACCCGATCGTTGATGTAGGCGCGCAGGTTGCGCTGCAGTTCTTCGCGAACCTCTCGCCGGGCCGGCGCCGACGTGCTCAACCCACGAGTGGACAGATACCCATCAATGGCTTCGTCGCTGATGGTGTCGATGCTGTCGGCAGTGAGATAGCTGCGTCCGTCGGCCTCTCGCAGATCAGTGCTGCGCATCAGGTCCCATTTGGCGGCGTCGATGTCATACAGGCCCAGCGCGCGCTGCAGATTGCTGTTCAGGCTTCCCCAGCTGCGCCCGCTGTTCTGCGCCAGATTGTGGCTCATCATCAGCCCGGCGCTGGCCTTGTTCGCGTCAGTCCACCAGGCCAGGCCATTGAGTTGGAAAAACCGGTTCATCATGCGCGAGGTTCTGCCGCCAACCGAGTCGTCAGCACTGAACCGGCGGATTATCTCGCCGCGCATCGAGTCAGCGTACACACCGAAGCTGGACAGGATTTCCTTCTGCTCCTGGGTACCGCGACCCTTGAGCAAGCCGCCGGCCATCTCGGTCAGTGAGCCCAGGAAGGTGCGGCCCTGGTACTTCATCTCGCTGGCCGCTACCGGAAGGTCGGTGAAGCTGGACAGCAATGCACCGCCAAGCTTGGACAGCGACTGCCAGGCGCGCACGTTGGCGGCGATGCGGGCACCGGAGGCGCTGCCGGGAATTCGGGTCTGGCCGCTGACTTCCAGATAACGGTTGGTCAGCTTTCCGCGCGGGCCGCGCATCTCGCTGAAGTTGCGCAAGGCCTGCGGGTCTTCGATGTCGTCGGCGATCAGGTCCATGGCCATCTTCAGGTTGGCCTCTGGATTGGTCCCCAAGCGGCGCATGAGGGCAGTGTTCTGGCCAGCCATATCGAACCCGGACAGAACCGACTCCCGAAGGCTGCCGGTGCCATACAGCGTGTTGTATTCGTGCCAGGCCACGCCATCGGTGAAGTGCAGAACGCGTTCCTGGCTGATCTTCTTGGCCAGGTTTGCAGGGCCAGTGAAGCCGGTGGAGGCCGGCGCATCAGCGCGCAGGTGCACGCCCGATACCAGTCCACGGTAGACGCCCTTCAGGAACTCGGCCGGATCACGCCCTTCGAAGGTAGAAGGATCCAGGCGCGGCAGGATGTCGGATGCCCACTGGTCATAGCCTGCAGTCTGTATCTTCTCGCCGTCGTGGCTCTGCCGCGTGATGTAGCCATCAAGCTTGCCGATGCTGGCGCCGGCGCGGTTGGCATCCAGGCGGGCGGCTTCCTGGTAGCGCTGAATGACCTGGGCGATCTTCACCACATCAGGGTTGATGCCGGACACATCCTCATCGCGGCCAAGGCGCCACAGTGCATTGGCGATGTCCACGTCGGAATCGCCACGGGTCAGCACCGGCAGCAGGCCCTGGCCATTCAGGTCGTTGATGAAGCCGCCAATGTAGGCATCGCCCAAGGCCTTCTGCTCGGCGGCGATAGACAGGCGCGAACCCTGGCGGGCGAGGTTGGTTCCGGTCAGCAGTGACTCGATGCCAAGGTCCGGCCGGTCGGAAAAGTTCTGCCGGACGAACGAAACCACCTCGGCGCGGCGGCGCAGATTGATCAGCGTGTTGCGGCGCTCGATGATGGCGGCCTGTTCGGCCTGGCGCGAAAGCTCGTCAGCAGCGCGCAGGGTGGCATCTTCCAGATTCAACGATTCTTCCCGGGCGATCAGCTCGTCCGCCCGGCCACGCAGAACCTCGAAAATCTCGGACAGCTCGCGGTCGTCCAGGTCGCCGGCGGCGGCCTTCACCGCGTCAATGCAGGGGTTCATGCGCGGCTCCGGATATCGCACAGAGCAGCGGCGCGGTAGGCTTTCGAATACTGCTCAGCCTTGGCGGTCTGCTCAGCAGAAAGGTCCATCTCAGCCTTGGAATATTTCTCCACCGCCAGCCGGTCAGCCTCGGGAAGCTGGTTCATCATCTCGCGCACTAGCTGTTCCTCCGCCGCCAGTTCGTCTGCGGCACGCTTTGATTCATCACCCTGCGATTCTACGAGATCCGCAACGCGCTGACTCTCGATTTGTGCTGCTTGGTCTTGCCGTGGGCGCGGGCCTTTGCGTATGGCATCCATGGCCAGCCGGGCCTTGGCCGGGTCTTCAAGGTCGAAGGTGTTCTGCACCTCGATCTCTCGCCCGGTGACTGCCTGGGTCACGGCGGTATTGAAGGCGGATTGGCGTACCTGCCAGTCGGCCTGCTCGGCCTGCTCGCGTGCGGTGCGGATGGCCACGCCCAGCGGCCGGCGCTGGTAGCCTTCCATGATCTGCTGGGTGCGCGCCTCGACGACTTCAAGCAAACGCTCAGGCACCCGGCCGCGGTCCAGTTCGGCCAGGTCGGCGCGGTTCAGTTCGCCCGCGCGGTTACGCTCGAGCAGAGAATCTACCTGGCTGATCTGCTCGCCCAGGTTGTCACGCTCGACGGCGATGGCATCGCGGGTGGCACGCTCGGCCTGCTTGCGGGTCATGCCCTGTGCCTGGAATGCCTTGGCGCGGTCGCGATAGGTCGCATCCAGACCATCCAGCTGCGAGGTCAGCCCCAGGCGCTGCGCCTTGAGGTCGGCCACGTTGCGCACCGTGTCGGCCAGCAGCGTGGGCCGGATCGAATCAATGACCCGCTGCTGCGCCGCGGCACGCAGGGTTTGTGCATCGTCCTGCAGCTGCTTGGCCAGCGCGCCTTCCAGGGCGGTCACCGGGCTGTCATCAAAAGCGCGGTCGAACGACGCCAGCGAAACCGGCTTGGCTTGCTGCGGCTCTGCCAGATTGGTGGCGGCTGTTTCGACCCGGGCCACCTCGGGTGTAGCCAGGTTGCGGCGCAGGCGATCACTCACCGCGCCGCCGACACTATGCAGGCCGCCGCCCAGCAGGCCACCAAAGGCGATGTTGGCCAGGCTGTCGGACAGGCCGTACTCGCTCTGGTCGGCCTGAGCCGCGAGCAAGGGCAGTGGCTCAAGGATCGCAGCGCCGACCACGCCTTCTGTAGCGCCAACACCGGCACGCACCGCGGCGCGCCCCAGCGGGGTGGTGGCGGATTCCAGCAGGCGCGCATACCGAGCGGGACCGACAACCGGCACGAAGGCGGAAGCGATGTTGAGCGGGTCGGTCAGGCTAGCGGCGACACCAGCAGCGATCTTCACACCCAGGCCGGCACCGGCACGCTCCACCACCTGCTGGCGCGCCAGCTCCTCCTGCTTTCTGGTGATGAGGATGTCCAGGGCGCCGCGGCGGATACCCTGCGCCGGGATGTCCAGCTTCAGGCCCAACGAATCCACTCGGTCGCGGGCCTCCTGCTGGCTGACCACCGGGGTTTCCGGTTCAAGCCGGCCGGCGTTCTCGGCCAGGTAGGATTCTGGACCCATGACCACCGCACGGCCCTGCTCCTGCTCAGCGATGTTTTCCAGGCGTACCAGCGAGGTGGTTGGGTTGTCCTGCAGTGCGCTGGTGAACAGTTCGCCAAAAGCGCCATCTGCCGGAACGTCGAGGATTGTGCGGCGATTGAGTGACGGGGCGCCGCCTGTGAAGATGGTCATTTTCGGGCACCGTATTGCTTTGCTTGATCTTCATGCAGGCGCTCTGCGTATGCCGTTGCATCGTCTGGATTGTCGAACTTACCAAGATGCCTGCCCGTTCTGAGATAGTTCTGTATTGCCTCTTCATCTTCCATGATGCGTCCATCATCGCTCACGGTCGGAATCAAAACCTCCTGGCCATCGAAGTTGACCGACATGCTGCGCACAGTGCTTATAGATCCATCGTCGTTTTGCACGGTAGGCCGTGCATTGAGGTCGATGTTGCCTTTCTCAAGCATGCCTTTGGCTGAGTTTCCGTAGAACGATTGTGGCTTAGGCGCTGGCGCATCAGTCAGGATTCCAAGCCCGCGGACGCGGCCAATGTCAGCGGCCGAACTCTTCGGCTTCTTCAGGGAATCCTCGATCAGTTGCGGCCAAGTGCGGGTGATCGGCTGGCCCGAGGCGTCCAGAACCTTGGTGCCGTTCACGGTCAGCTCCAGTCCCGTCTCGTCGCCATTGGTGACCCACTCGCCGGAATCCTGAACCGCCTGCAGCAGTTGCTGCTGGTTGGCCTCGGGCGTTACACCCTGCAGCCCTCGCAGTGCCACCAGGTCGGATGGCTTGAGGTTATCCACAAAGACCCCGGCACCGGTGCGGATGGAGCTGGTATCCAGCGCCTTGGGGATGCGGTAGGTTTCGTGGAATTCGTATTTCTGGCCGACCATCTCATCAGCCACTTTGTTGGCGGCCTTGGTCGGGTCCATCCCGCCCAGCACGTAGGTGGCAGCGGTACGCAGTGCAGCATCGTAGAAGGTTGCGTAGGTGCCCGCGCCGCCCACCTGAGTGCCGGCGATGGTCCTGGCAAATGGCTCCATGGCGGTGCCCAAGGCCGCGCTGATCTCCGACTTCTGACCCTTGGCCAGCGGCTGGTAGATCTGCTCGTCCTTCAGCTTGGCGGTTGAGGCCAGGCGCTGGGCCAGTTCGGCCGGCACACCGCTGGCGATCACCTGAGCTTCTTTGGGCAGCTTGGTGCCGATCTGCTGCATCACCTGCGGGAACAGCGGCCCCCACAACTGCTGCTGCTGCTGAATGCGGGTGGCCGCGTCTTCGCCACCATCGGCCTGATCGTAGAACTGTGCCACCACGTCATCGGCGTACTGCTGCGGGATGATCTGCGGATTGGCCACGCCCATTTCATTCTGCATTGCCAGGCTCTTGGTGGCATAGATCTGTGCGGCCTGTTGCTGCTGTTCGGGGGTGGCGTTCGGGTCGGCCAGGTAGCCGGCCATCTGGTTGTATGCCTGGGCCACGTCGGTGGAATGCTGGAGCACGAAGGCGGCCGGCGACTTCTCGCGCTGGTTCACCACCTGGCGGGCGGCGGCAATGCGCTGGTCCTGCAGGCGGCTGGCGTCCGCATAGCCTGCGGTCTGCGTTGGCTGGCGTTCGGTCAATACCTTGGTGATGTCCTCATTCGACATCAGCGAGAACGATTTAACGTCCTGGCCATACTGCCTGGCGGCCTGCAGGCGTTGGATGATGGGTTCAGCCTTGTCGCCGTAGGCACCGCGGATCTGGCTTTCCGACGGCATCGACGTGGGGGTGACGCCATCCATCAACTGCGCTTGAACATCACCAAGCTGCAGGGCGATGGCCTGGCGGGCCTCGGCGGCATACTGGCGCTGGCGCTGGCGGGCGAAGTCCATCAGCTTGAGCTGCTTGTCCGCGTCCAGTGCATCGAACGACCAGCGCGCGCCCTGCTTGAACGAGGCGCCCGGGTTCTTGTCGGCAATGGCCTGCTCGGCGGTGAAGGCGATGGCTTCCATGGTTTTGGTGACCGCTTCGCGCTTGTACTCCGGCGCCAGCTGCATGGCATCCACGTCGGCCTTGTAGCGGGCGGCGTATTCCTGGGCCTTGAGCGGGTTCTGGATCACGGCGCGCTTGTAGTTCTCGGCCACCGTGTCGAGGCCGGCAATCTTCGAGCGGGCGTTTTCCTGGGCCTGCCACTGGATGGCTTGGCGCCCCCACTGCGAACGCAGGTCAGCACCCTGGCGGGCCAGCATGTCCTTGCCTTCTGCGGTCTTCAGGCCTTCTGCGCTGGTCTTGGTGTAGTCGTCGATGTACGAGAACAGCCGCTGCGGCAGGTCGTTGTCGCCTTCGCTGTAGCTGTTCTGCAGTTCCTGCCAGTGGTTGGCCAGGTCGATGTCAGCCTGGCTGTTGCGTTTGGCGATCTCCAGCCGGTCGGACTCGATGTCGTCCTGGTGCTGCATGCGCGCCAGGTCGATCTCCTGCTGCTGCAAGCCCTGGCCGACATCACTGATGCCACGGGCAACTGCCTGCAGGCCGCTGCTTACGTCTTGCTCCTGGACACGACCGAAGCGCGCTTGGGCCTGCCCAACTTGAGTGCTGTAAAACGGAATCGTCGGCATGGATTATCCCCCGTACCCTTTGCGCTGGCGCGCAAGCACGCTCTTGTTTTTGGTGTAATCGCCATAGGCGCTGGCGGCTGTGCCGGCGGCGGCAATCAGGGAATTGCTCTTGGCGTTCTTGGCTGCCGCCTCATCCTGGCTGGCTTGAGCCAAAAGGCCGGAGGCTTCAAGCTGAGCGTTGTAGCGGGTGTTCAGCAGGTCAAGCTGCTGAAGTGCGGCGTTCTGCCGGGCCACATCCAGGTTGGAGCCGCCGAAGCCGGTACCGGACTGCGCGGTTTGCGCCCGGGCCTCGCCGTTGAAGGCGGCCTGCTGGCGGCGCAAGGCATCCTCCTGGGATACCCCCTGCTGAAGCGCAGATGTAGCCTGCTGCTTCGCCAGCGCCGCGTTCTGACTGGCCGCGGCCGATGCCTGCCGGCCCTGCTGGATTTGCCCGTATGCGCTGATACCAGCGGCTATGAAGGGGATTGCTGCCGCCATTAAAAGAACCTCACGTATTGATCTGCGTCGCGCCCATCGAGGCCCCAGCGGGGCATGTGCGCTTCATGTTCGAATCCAAGCATGCGCGCCCACCGGTGGCCGGCGGCGAAATCGGTGTCCACCACCATCTCCAGGCGCGCCGGCTGCTGCTCTTGTTGCAGGTGCTGGGTTATAAGTCGGTGCAGTTGCAGCAACTTGCGGCCGTTGACCTTCGCCGAGATCAGCGACCAGATCATGCCGCGCCCTGGCCAGAAGCTCACGACCCCACAGCAGCACAGCACATCGACGCCATCCAGGACCGTGTGAGCTGGGCCAATTAGGGACCTGTTCACCAGGTCCTCTTCGGTCAGGTACTCGCGCATGTACGCCTGCGAGTCCTGCAGCTCGATCATTCTTGCGTGCCACGGCTCGTAGGGGACAACGCGCATAGCTACCGGTCCTGTGTGTTCACTTCGGGGATGATGGCGTTTAGTGTAAACGGTAGCGGCTGGTCATTCACGTACCACACGCGTGCATCTTTCTCGTAGCCGCTGTTCCAGGTCTGCCGGCGGTCACCGTCTGCCAGGGTCGGCGGGGCCTGGTCCATCGGATCACTGCCGGAGCGGAAGTCGATCCAGTCCAGCTTGTCCTCGGCGGGTCCGAACTTACCGCCAAGCGTCATCATGAAGCGGAAGGTGACGTGGGTGATGCGCTTGATCTTGCCTTGGGCGGTACCGTCGCCGGCGCCGGCTTCGAGACGCATAGTGGCGACCTTGCCCGGGCATGGCAGGCCGATGGCCAACTTGCTGGCCGGACGATCCAATACCACCTGGCCGCCGCTCACCACTTGCCGCGGGCGCGGTGCGCCATCCGCGAGGATGTCCACGGTTTGGCCATTCAGGTGCGCAAGTCCAGCCACGGTAGTGATCGGCGCGCCACTGTAGGTCAACCCCGAGTCAACGTAGAACGCGTCGGACAACGGCAGACTGTCATCCCACTCTTCATCGAAGTACTCCACATAGCGCTTGGTCACTCCGCCGATGGTGCGCCGAACGATGGCCCACAGATCATCCCGGCCGCCGTCCGGCGAAGGGGTGCACGCCACCGACTCAACCACGCCGGACAGGGTATGTCGGTGCCAGGCCTGGACGGATTGCTCCTGGTCAAAGGTGAACCCCAGAAGCAGGCCATCGGAGCGCGCCGACCAGACGATGCTGTACGGCTCCTGCTGGTAGCAGGACTGGCCGATCTTGAAGCCGCGGCGGAAGAAGTGCGGCGCCAGGGCCGACATATCCGCACCGTCGTAGGTGTCGCGGCTGAAGTCGTATTGGTAGGTCCTGAGCTTGCGTCCGCTACGCTGGCTGAACATTATGGTGGCGCCGACGAACACCGGGGCCAGGCCGCTCGAGCCGTAGTTGGATTGCTTGGTGATCTTGACGTTGCCCGGGCCGAAAGCCTCGGAGGTGGTCATTTCCTTCACCGCGTGCTCAGCGCCAGCGGTGCCGACGATCAGCGCGTCAGTTGGTGCAAGCCATTGGATGGTGTCGATCTTGTCGGAATCGATGCGGATGGCGATCGCCTGGTCGGCCACCACGTTGCCGCCGTCGTCCTTCTTGCGGAAGTCCTCGAAGTCGCCGGCCACGGAGAACCAGATTTTCTGGTCACTGGCCCTGGCCAGGCACAGGCGCTCGCGGAAGAAGGTGACATGCGATGGCCAGCCTGCCTGAGCATTCCAGGAGTTGAACGCCCAGCGGTTGCTGCCATTGCCCGAGCCTACCGCACCGTTTGGGATGCGGCTTTGCACGGTGGCGTTGACCTCGGTTGCGCTGGTGAATCCGGTGATCAACGCCCAACCGTAGCCGGCGTCGAGGAACTGCCAGTTGACCTCACCATCCGACCGCGTGCCGTATGTGTGCACCGGGCGTACCGAGCCGGTGGTTCCGGCGCTGGTCGCCTGGTAGTTCTTGCCATCGCTCCGCCAGATGTCGTTGACCGCCGCCGTCTTATCGACCTCCCACTGGGTGTTGATATCGACGGCCTTCTGCTCCAGGTAGATGACCTTGCCAACATCGGCGGCGGTAAACAGCGGAGCCGATGCAGTCAGCGTCACCGCCCCGGTGGAGGCGCTGGCGTAGATGGTGATCGGCTCGTCCGGGTCAACGTCCTCGAACGGGCCGCCCTCGGCAGTCAGCAGTGACAGCACAAAGGTGGATGGCCCGGTGCGGCTCAGCTTGCGCGTCTGGTAGCCAGGATGGGCGATGTACAGCACGTCCGCCGATTGCACGAAGCTCAGGGCAAAAGAACCGTCGGCGCGCACCAGGTCGGCGGTGGTGTATGGGGTGGCCACTTCCACTGGCGTCATACCCGACACCACCACGGCATGGTTGGCGTAGAAGCGCACGTAGTTGTTGCCGAACTCCAGCATGTAGGCCTGGTCGGACGCCACTTCGAACGGAACCAGCCAGGTGCGCTGGTCCGAGCTCTTCACCTCGGTGACGAAGTGCGATCCACCCCGGCGCCGGGCAGGACCCTGCACCAGCGGAAGGCAGTTCTCCATGCGGTAGCAGGAGTTGGAATACTTGGCCAGGTCGATGCGCCCGGACAGCTCCGGCGCCCACTCACCCGCGTTGAAGCTGGTTTGAATCGGGGTCGCTTTCATAGGCGTGACAGCATCCAGGATTCGTCAGGCAATTGGACGGGCGGGTTCTCGATGGCATCGACCTTGACAGCCTGGCGGATGGTCGCCTCGTACTGCTGCTGAATGGCCTGCAGCTTGGTGTTGGACTGGGTGATGCGCTCGCACGCTTCCAGCGCTAGGCGGCAGGCGAAGGCTTCGACAAACAGCGAGTCATACAGGCCAGGGTCGTCGATGGATTCCATGTAGCGGATCTGCAGCGGCGCATTGTAGTTGGTGAGGATCTTGCGACCCTCTACCGCGAACTCGGCGTTGGAGATCGTCACGTAGTCGGTGTTGCCCCACCAGTACCACCAGTCATTCACCTGGATAAGGCGCAGGCACTGAGCCGGCAGCTGGAATTCGAAGTCAAAGCCGAACTCAGGCACGGTCACCAGGCGCGGTAGGCTGGCGCGTTTGATAGCGAAGTTCCAGACATGCGCGCGCAGCTCAGCATCCCGGCAAATGTCGTACATGCTGTTGATGGTGCGGGCGCGCTCGGTGTCGTCGAGCAAGTCGGTGATGCGGTCGTCGCCCAGCTTGGTCAGCGCGCGGTTGGCGATGTCGGTCTTCGATGCCATGGGGACCTCAGGAAAGTGGCTGGCTGACGCAGGTGCCGAGCACCGCCCGGTTTCCGTTGGTGCGCCGGACAGCGAAGTACCAGCCGATTGGCAGTGTGGCCACCAGCTGGTTCTCCTGGTCCAGCCCCATGCCAACGGTCAGCGCGATGCCGGTGATGCCGAATATGGCCTCGGCAAACTTGATGCTTGCCCCGGTGCCGGCGGCTACTTCGGCCGCTACCGGGCCAATACGCAGTTCAACGGTATCGGTGAAGGTCGCGGCCAGGGTGATGTTGTAGGTTGCCCGGGTCATGATCGAGATCATGGCTGGCTTGGTCGGGTCGGCGGCCTGCATGGCGGTGCCGAACACCGGTGTGATAACGACCGGTGTGTTCGGGGTGAATGGGGTGCCGGGTGTACCTGGGCTTCCGGGTGCCCCAGGGGCGCCTGGCGCACCTGGTGCTCCGGGTGTACCTGGCTTGCCTTCAAGCGCTTCCGTGGTTGGCATAGGTCACCCGTAATAGCTGATGTTGAGCTTGGCCCCAGCGGCTTCCTGGATCACCCGCACGTTGGTCAGTAGGGCATCCAGACGCAGCTCGCTGTTCTGCGGCAGGCGCATACCCACGGAAGCGGTAGGAGCCACACCATCATCACGCCAGCGCACCGGCGCGCCCTCGGCCTGGATCACCGCGAAGGTGGCACCCTGCGGCGGCACCAGCAGCACTGCAGCCGTCAGGTCGGTGATCTGCTGGAAGCCGCACTGAAACTGCTGGGCGGGCGTGGTGGCGACGGTCAATGCATCCGAACCGTCTGAGCGAATCTTGCGCCGGTTTGCCATGGTCGTGTCCTTACGAGTTAACTGGGGGCCATACCCCTTTCTGGATGCGGTTGATCACTTCGGTCAGGAGCACGATGGCGTCTTCCCGCTTGGTCAGCTTGGCATCGTCGATCTGCAGTTCGAGGCCGGCGGTCATGCCGCTGCCGGTGGTGATGACGACCTGGGATTCATGCTGGCCCACGTCGATTGCGAATTTGCGCTGTGCCATTTCCTTACCCCTGATGGTAAACCGGCGCCCGAAGGCGCCGGTGTGGTGTTACTCGGTCCAGTGAACATCCAGCTGGATGTTGGCTGCCGTGGTGCCGGCAGTGGTCGCGACGAGCACGATGTCCACCAGCTTGCCGGGGTCGATGGCGGTCTGACCCAGCAGCTGCCACAGGGTCTTCTCGGTATCGGCGGCAGTCGGGCGCAGGACCTTGATGCCGGCAGTGCTGAGGTCAACAGCCGCGCCGAACGAGGTCAGGTTGCCGATGGCCGCGCCGGCGTTCTCGCTGGTCTGGTCATAGACCGCCAGCTGGTACGCGGTGCCGCCGGTGATCGCCGCATCACTGTTGATGGTGATGCTGCGCACGATGGCCGAAGACGGGATACGCGCGAAGCGGTACACCGAGGTGTTGTTGTCTGCAGCCGCCTTGTTCACGAAGCCGGTGGAGGTCAGCAGGCGTGCACGCGCGATGCGGCGGTCTACCTTGTCCTTGTTGTCGGCCGCGGTGATGGCGGTGGATTTGGTGGTAACGATAGCCATGATCCAGCCCCTTACGCTTCGAAGCAGTTGATTTGAACGACCTTTTTCTCTTCGAGACGGGTCGCGCCAAAGGTCGAGGACACGTACACCTGCCATGGCAGGCCGGACAGGTCCTTGCGCTGATCGACGTTCGACCAGATGTCCTTCCACAGGCCCAGGTGCATGCCCGACTTCGCCCACACCGGCACGGCGCGGACTTGCGCGGCAGCCAGCGGCAGGCCTTCGTAGTGGATGAAGTTGAAGCCCAGGTACTGGGTGATACGGCCGTCTACCAGAACCGGGCGGCTCACGTAGTCGGTGTTCACCACCTGGGTTTCTTTCAGCAGGTCGGCGTGCTGGGCGGCGGTGATCGGGATGAACAACTGGTCGTTGTCCACATCGACTTCGGCAGCCAGCAGGCGCTTGCGGGCCTCGACCAGCTTGTCCTTGTTCAGGCCGCTGTTGGTGCCACCCGTGTTCACGCCGATGATCTGCGAGGCAGGCAGAGTGGTCGCGGTGGTGCCGGTCTTGCCGGTCTGCGCAGTACCCAGGGCGGCGCGGACGATTTCACGGTCCATGGCGCGGCCGATGGCATAGACACCGTTCTGCACGATGGCAGAGGTCGGGTCGATGATCATGCGCAGCTTGTCGAAGGTATCGACCAGCTCGTTGTAGTCGTAGTCGCCAGGCACAACCCAGCGGCGATCAGTCGGGCTGTCGTCCGGGGTCAGTGGCTGGAAGCGACCGGTCACCAGCTTGGCTTCTACCGGGCCGATCTGATCGACGGCTACGGCTTTCTCACCAGTGTGGGAGGCGGTCATTACGGCTTGGCGGAGACGCGAACCACGCTGCTGCAGGAGCATCTGCAGGTTCGCACTGAATTGCTGTACAAAGTAGGTTGGAACACCCTGGTTCATGATTTGAATACCTATTCAGGTTGCCAAAAAAAGTTCTTTTTGGCTTGTCCCTAGTAGGGGGCCCCGTCTTGCTTCAGTCTCTAATGCGGGACCCTAGGGTTTGTCCGCTATTCGTGCCGGGCAAACTCTCCGTGATGGATCGCTCTTGCCCGCCTTACGCATTCCTCTGCATCCTCAATTCTCTCGAAGAAGCCGAGATCTTTACACACGCCATTGAATGTTAATCTGGCGTACCACTTATTCATAGCCCCATGCCAGCAAACACCTTTTACGCCCGACCTATTGATGCTAGGCCTTTTGGAGTTGTAGCTGTTCTGAGCTTTGTTGCACACCCGGAGATTCTCAATCCGGTTATCTGCCTTGTCGCCGTTCACATGATCCAGCAGTCCTTCCGGCCAGGTTCCATGCACGTACAGCCAGGCCAACCTGTGAGCCAGGTACTGCTTTGGCTTGATAGCTATTTTTATGTACCCATGACGCATCATGGTTCCAGCTACCGATCCTGCCGCTACTCCCTTCCTTCCCACCAGCCTTATGAAGTTCCCAGTCTCCGGGTCGTACCTCATAAGTCGCTTCAATTCTTCTTGAGTCACCATGCACTCATCCCTCAATGAGTCCGTCGTAATGGTGCGGCCGCCAACAGTGACGGGATTCTGCTTTCGGGTGCCCCCTAGGCGGCCGCGACTTCATTCTAGCCTGGATACGCGATCTTCTGCAGCCGTTCCATCTCATTGCGTGCAGCAACATCGCCGGAGAAGTAACGTTTTTGCCAGCCCTGGTCCTGGGTCAGCTGGTTGATCTGGTGCTGAGCTTCCTGCGGGGTCGGATTGAACTTGCCGCCGCCGGAATTCTCGAAGCCCTTGGCACCGTGCTCGGACATCATGATGCCCATCTGCTCGAACATCTTGGCAGCGGTGGCCACGCCAAGGGCGTCTTCCATCGCGCTGCCCTGCTCTGCGGTGAGGCCGAAGCTCTGCATGGCCCGGCGGGCGATCTCGGAACGGGTGTTGAACTGGTCGCCCCATTCCTTCTCAAGCTGGGCAAAGTCAGCATCGCGCTTCTGCTCGACCTCGGCAGATTGGCCGCCGGCCATTTCCGAGACGTGGCCGTTGTACCACTCAGCCAGGGCCTGGCCCTGCTTGGCGGTCAGGCCCAGCTCATGGAACTTGCCCGAAGCCAGCTTGGCGAATTCACCGGCGTCACCCTCCGGCACCGGAAGCTTGTAGTCTTCGGCGCTCGCCGGGCGGCCAAGCTTGTCGTAGATCGAGTTGTACGCGTCAACGTCCGTCTCATCCTTCGGCAAAACCACGGTGCGGCCGGCGCGGTCGTGGCCCATCAGCTTTTCCAGGTTCTGGTAGCTGGTTACCACGGCCTGCGGGTCTTTGAAGCCCTTGGACTCGATGTAGCCCCGGGTGGTGTCGTCGAAGCCCGAGTACCAGGATTGCGGCTGGGCTACTGGCTCAGGCGCAGCAGCGCCACCACCTGGTTGGCCTTCCGGCAGGGCTTCGTTCATGAATACGTTTTTCAGTTGGAACATCCGTCATTTCCTCAGTGGTTGTCAGCTTGGCTGGCCATCTGTTGCGCCATTTCTCGAAGGTCGGCATCGTCGACATTCAGGTGTGATTGTATGCGAAGCAGGACCTCGCGGCGACCCTCTGCAATGGCCATGGCGTAGGGATCTATCTTGCCGTCCTTGCCCATGCCTGCAGTGGATTGGAAGGCGCGGCAGAACTTGGCCAGGTCGGCCAGTACGCGCTGGCCATCCTGGTGCGGCTTGTCGTCCTCGCCCAAGAAGCAATTACGGTAGGCCATGCGCCGGCCCATGAGCTTGCGGTAGATCGCCTGCATCACGTTCATTGTGCCACCACCGACGGCCCGGATTGGTTGGCCAGGACATTGGCTTTGGCGAACCCTTCAGCGGCCTGCGCGGCAACCGGCGCGGCCTGGAGAATCTGAGCCAGCTGCTGCTGCTGGGCGGCGGCGGCGTTGATCTGGTCCATCTCTTCGGGCGAGAACAGGAGCTTGGCGGGCATGCCGTTGATCTCGGCCAGCTCGCGCATGGCGTCCTGGGTCTTGAACAGCTTGACCACTTCCGGGTCGAACTGCGCCACGGCGCCAGCCGCGTTCAAGGTGTTGAGGATGGCCATGCCCTCTTCCGCGCGCTGGGCACGGTTGAGCGGTGATTCATAGCTGATCTCGACCTGGCCGCGGCCTTCCATCAAGGCACGCGGCATCGGCGGCAGCATTCCGGCAGTACCGAGGATGTCCAGCTCTCGCTCGATCATCGGACCCAGCTGCTCGGACTGCCAGCGGCCCATGGTCGGTGCCAGCAACTGGCCTTTCTCCTGGGCGCGCAGCATGGCCTCGGTGGCTGTCATGTTCGGCTGATCGACAAGGATCTGGAACAGGGTGACCAGAAACGCGTCCTGAATGATCTTGCGCTTCTGGTCCTGCAGCTCGATGCCGAGCGGAATGTTGCCGCGCATCTCCATGGGCTGGACCATGGCGCGGCCCTGTTCATCGATGTAGCCATAGTTCAGCGCGTTCGGGCGCACGTTGAACGGCTGCAGTGCGCCATCCTCGCTCACCAGAAGGGGAGGCTCGACCATGCGCTGAGCAGCACGCATGATGGTCTTCTCTTGCTCGTTTAGCATCTTGATGTCGGGCAGCACCAGCATTGCCGGCGAGCGACCGTAGACCTCGCCCGGCGTGGTGATGTAGCGCCCGATGCTGTAGGGCATGGTGCGGTAACCACCCTCGTCCACCGTCTTGCGACCCTCGACGGACACGTAGATCGAGCGCCAGGCCATGCCCTTCCAAGACTTATCCCCAGGCTTGCGGTCCTTGTTCTGGTACACGCAGTGAATGAACCAGGTCTTTTGGTCGCTGGTGTTCTCGCCTTTGGCCTTCTCGGCGATGCTCTCAGGCAACGCGTCGGCGCCGAACATATCCACAGCCTGGCTGTTGGTAAGTTCGAACTTGCGGTGCACGCGGTTGATGATCCCTGAAAAGTCCTCGGCAATGAAAACCTCGGACAGCGGGATAGCACGGTAGCGCAGCGACTCGCCAACGATCTCGTCAACGAAGATCACCCCGGTACCGAACGCGCCGTTGCTCAGGTAGGCCTCGTGCTGCTGGCTGGCAAAGTTGGCCTTGGGTGCGTAGCGGGCGCGGAACAGAATATCCGTCACCTCGTCCAGGTAGCGCTGGACCTCGGCATCTTCCTGCAGCTGAGGATCGGATGCGGTCAGTCGGTGCCAGCGCTGGGTGCGCGGCGTCAGCATGGCTTCCATGGCAGCAGCGAAGCGGGTCAGCGCCAGCGCCGGGGTGGATTCAAACACCTTCTCGGTGCGCTTCTCACCACCAGTGCGCTCACCCTGGAACAAGGCACGGTCAGGCCAGATGCGCTCAGCAATCTCCTGCCAGTGCGAATCCCATGTGCCACGGCAGGACTTCATGCGCTCCTGCTCGCGAATGATCTCGTTGGCCTTGTCGTCGGCGCCCATCATTGGTCAGGCCCCCAGCAGGGTTTTTTGGCCCTGGGTAGTTGGCGCGCCACCACCGCCCAGCGGGCCACCGCCGGCCAGAATGGTGCTGCTGCGGCCTCGACGGCGCAGGGCGGCATCGGCGTCATCCTGCGCCAGCACCTGATCATCAATGGCAACGGTCGGCTCTTGCACAACCTTTGGCGCCTTTGGCTTGCTGCCTGTCAATCCGCCCATTGTCACGCTCCCAGTAAGGTCTTTGCCGAGGTGGTCGGCTGGTTTAGGTCTGTTCCCGCAAGAACCGTGCTTTGACGACCGCGGCGCCGGGCCAGAGATCTTGATGCATCCTCGGATGCGTAGGCATCGTCAACGGTTGGTGCACCAGGGATCACGATGTCTTCTGTCTCCGTGGTGTTGTCGCCGAACACGTCGCGCCCCGTGGGCATGTTGTTCTTCGTGAGCACGGAGTCTACGGTCTTGGCCAGCGGGTTGAACCGGTGGTGCAAGGTGTCAACCTTCGTGAAAGCTTTACCGACAGCAGTGCCGCCCATGGTTCACCCCAATATGCTGTAGTCGGACTGCGCATATTGTACGCGTCCGACCCGTGGAAGTTGTTTGCGGATTATAGCCTTACCTTCACCGCCGCCGATAAGCAGATATTCAGCGGCTTCACAGACGTGGGAGTAGATGTTCTTCTTCGGCACGTCCTTGAATCGCTCGTCGCCGGCCACCTGGATGCGCTCATAGTGGAAGCCGCCGGCCATGCCCTTGCGCAGCACCTTGCAGTCCGGGTGGATGATGATACCGGGCTGGCCGTCCACCAGGCGCTGAAGTGGGTTGTTCATCGAGTCGCGGCGTATCACCGGGTCGTTGGTGAAGGTCGGCGTCAGCGCCAGGTTGTGCTTGCGCATGATGAGGAACGGGGTGTTGTCGTCGGTCTGCGAACGGTTGTCGCCGGACGGGTCGCCCTTCATCGCCTCGAACTCGAACTCGGACAGGTGCCGGCTGATGAACTTGTTCACCTCGCCGGCGAACTCGGTCGCGCCCATGTCCTCGGTGACTATCTCGTAACGGATGCGCCATTGACCCATGACTGTCTTCTGGCCGATCACAGCGGCAGGCGTGCGGCCGAAGTCCACGCCCATGAACAGTGGCAGCGCCGGGTTCAGCTCGAACTCCTGGCAGTGCAGGCTATCCACGTAGTGCGGATAGATCGGCTTGCCCTCGGCGACGAAACCGTATTCGTTGGCCAGGTTTACGCTGATCCAGTCGTCCGACTTACCCTGCGCGCCGTTGATGTAGTACCCAGGCGGCAGGTTGGCCAGGTTCTCGGCGTTCTCGTTGAGCGACCACTTGGTGCGACCATTCAAGCCCACGCCATCACGGAACAGGCCGCCTGGCTGACGAAGGAAGGTCCAGCCATCTGGCTTGTCTTCCTCGGCAAGGCGGTAGTACCAATGGTCATCGTCCGGGGCGTTGGTGTCGCCGATCATGCCGTGCCAGGTCGGGCCACCGTCCATTGCCGACGGGTACCGGCCATGGCGCAGGTCGCACATATCCACAACCTGCTTGTTCAGTTCCTTGACCTCATTGAGCCAGAAGCCGGTTACCTGGGCACCGCGGAGCTTCTTCACTGCGTCGGGGCGGTCGAGCGCCATGAACACGATCTCGGCCTGGACCTCGGTGTTGTCGTCCAGCAGGAAGTTCAGGAACTGGTTTGGCGGCTCCAGACCACCACCAACGAACTTGCCAAGGTCGCGGTACAGCTCGAGCCAGTCCTTCACAGTGGTGTTCATCAGGTCGGGATAGGTGTTCCGCACCGCGTACCAACGGGACTTGCGAACGTTCTGCGCATTGGGCGCCTGCTCGCACATCAGCGTAAAGACCTTCTGGCACGACTGGATGGTCTTGCCCGAGCCCAGCGGCCCCATGATGAAGGTCACCCGCGAGCGCGAGGCCTGGTACTGCGCCAGGGTGTCGCCCTGCGGCTTGGTGCGAAACTCAATCGTCGGTTGCTGGCTCATGCTTGCGCCCACTCAGGTCTTTGACGATCACCATTGGCAAGCCGGTGTTGTTAACCTCCAGCTTGTCGCCGTACTTCTTCGGCATGATCTTGGACAGGTACCACTTTCGAGTGTCGATGCGCAGCCTTGAGCGCTGGATGTTCTCACCCATCAGACGATAGCCAGCGGTCTTTTCCTTGCCGTCTTCATCAAGCTCGACATCAACCATGTAATCGTTCGTCGCATCGTCAGCGATTTCGAACATTTCTTCCGCCAGAGCTTCGGCGCCGTCCATCTTCGCTTGCGCGTATTGGTCGCGGAAGATTGGGTGCCTGCCGATCCACCGAAGCACAGTGGACTTATCCGGCATCGCTTCGTCTCGGCACACAGACCGAAGAGATTCACCCTCTGCAATACGCATACAGACCGCTTGTGCGATCTGCTCGTTGTAGTCTGTTGGCCTGCCCGTCGACTTGCCGGCCATCAGTCCACCCGCCCTTCGCTGGTCGCCACCGGGCCGTAGGCCTGATGCGCAGTCATCACGTTGCCTTCCATGGTGAAGGTTGGTTCCTGGAAGGTGATGAGGTGGTGGTTGTCGATGTAGTAGTGCTCGGCGTTGTCGTGAGTGGTGATCGCGCAGCGCAGGCGAGGCTTGAGCGCCATCAGCTCTTCTGCTGCCATCGACTCTTTGCCAAGGTATGCACCAATGGCGTTGACTATCTTCTGCTCTTTGCGGCGCAGGAGGCCGGCGAGGAAGTCGCGGCGCATCTGCTCGATGAGGCTTTGGTCTGCCTCGGGTAACTCGATTTCGTTCATTGAGCCCGTCCCTCAATATGCAACGTCGGTGTCGCGGTAGGTCCAGCGGAATGTGATCATGCCGGCATTGGAATCTTGGTTGGTCAAGCGCAGCACGTATTGGGTGTTGGGCTTGAGGATGTAGCGTTCGGAGTCGGAGTAGAGCGTGATGGTGGCGGTGCCGGAGCTTGAACCGCCGATCAGCTTTACCGTGGCCACCGGGGTACCGGTGATGGTGGCCGTGGGCGCTGCGACGTAGTTTACCGGGCCTGGGCCGCCGACGACCATGTTGCGGTTCCCCGCGGCTGCCGGTGTTCCGCCCGTGTAAGCATTCTCGTACAGCTCGACGAGCGCTTCGTTGACCGATGCAGTGTACAGGCGGTCAAGGTACTCGACTGGGCGCGGTCCGGTGGTCAGGCCGAACAGGTAGGTCCCGGCCGCGGCGATCGAGGGTGTCGTGTGCCCCACGGTGAACAGTTTACCACTGCCGAGGGCCGATTCTGTTGCGCTTCTGGTGTTGATGGCCATCAGTGGTTGCCCCTCAGGCAGATGTTCTGGATGTAGGACTGCAGCCCGGCTATTTGCTCGGCTTGTCGCTGGATGCCGGCTCTGAGATTGAGATAATCCCGTTGAGCAGCGGCGTCAAGTCTTGGGCGGGCATCATCAGAGCCTGGCTGGGTGGCGGTGTTTCGGGTGGCGGGCACACAGGTGGCGTTGACGCGCAGCTGGCCACCGCGAGCAAGCTGGTCAGCAAGGCGGTCGTTCTCAGCCTGGATCTCGCGGGTCTTGGTGTCGTAGCCATCGTTCACCGCCTGGGTGTCTCGGTATAGGTCGCGCTGGAGGGTGAGGGTTTGGGTCAGGGACTTTGACTTGGCCTGCTCTTGTTCCAGCGCTTTGGATTGGGTGCTCAGTGCTGCTTCGGTCTTCTCCAGGCTGAACCACATGTACCCGAAGGCGACTGCGGCGAGCATTGCGCACCACAGCCACAAGGGGATCAGCCGAAGAAAAGCTGTCACTCAGCACCTGTCATCGTCTTAACCATGCGCAAAAGCTCTTCTTGGCTTTGCACGACAAACATGGGCCTGTCACTCAGCGAGTTGGCGCCCACCAGGAAGCCGCCTACCTCGTAGACGTAGCAGAAGTTCTGGAAGCCAGACCATCCGCCATCCTGCTGCCCATGCAGCCTTACTACTTGGCGCATGCGCTGTTTGTCGTCAATGATTTCGATGCGCTCAACCTTCATGCCAAGGTACCCCCAAATGCCCTGTACCACTCGACCAGGTTGTCAGCCTTGTGCATGGGCTGACCGTAGCTGTTCCCGGGCAGGCTGGCCCAGATGTTCGAGCACTTGGCGATGGCCTCGCGGATACGGCCGGCCTTGATGTCGTCCAGGGCCTTACGCTCGCGGATCTGCTGGATAGCCACGGCGTCTTGGCTCGAGGGGCCGAAGTCTTTCAGCTTGAGCTGGGCCTTGTAGGCCTTCCAGAACCGGTACAGCAGCTGGTAGCGGCCGGCCGCGGTGGACTTCAGGCCCTTGTTGTTCACGGTCACCAGGATGTTGGGGTGATCGCTGAAGTCCTTGAACACGTTCGGGCTGTCCAGACCACCAACGATCACGTCGTAGCCATCGTGCTTGGTGTGCTTGCTGGTGCTGGTGCCTTCCGACTTGGCGAGCATGTCGAGGAAAGCGCGGAGGTTGCGGGCCTCGCTCATACTTTGGCCTCCCGGTTACGGCGGATTGATAGGATCATGACTACCAGGGCGACGAATAAGGGACCGTCAATGGCGATCTGCATGAACTGGTCGGCCTGGTGCAGAAGGTCTTCGAGCATCAGCTGCTCAACTGCCAGCGCCGAGGACCAGGCGAAGCTGATCACCAGGATGGCGCGGACATAGCCCGTTGCGATTGCGGCCGCCACCAGGTCAACAGCGGCGAAGCCGGCGAACCACATAGCCAAGAAGTAAGCGTCAGCCGATCCTGCCCACGGCGGTACCGCTGAATCGATCAGCAGGTTGCCCAGGAAGTGCAGCAGGATCGCGACCATCACTTCTTGCCCAGGATGGTGCGGCGGTTGCGTTCTTTCTCGCGCTGCTCTTCGGTCTTGGCGTAGATGTCTTTGCCGGCGCGGCGGGTGGATTCGACTTGTTTGCGCATTATGGAAGCCTTTCCAGAATTTTCTTTGGGAGCATTTTGGCGACGTTACCGCCCGACCAGGTGACGAAGATCAGTACCATGACCACGATGCCGGGCAGGTACGGTTCGACGTTGACCACGTAGGCGGAGAAGTTGAGCATGATGCGGATGGATTCGGCCAGGTTGAAACCGGCGAAGAGTGCGGCGAGAAGTCCGACAACCTGTCGGCGGGCTGAATCCGGCTCAGCAACGTAGCTGGCTACACGCAGGAAGATCAGCAGGTGGGCGACTGCCCGGACGGCCAGCAGGGATGCGGGAATCCAATCGTTCATTCCGAGCCACCTTTCTTGAATCGGAAGGGCCAGAACTTAGAGACTACTCGGAACCACTTGGGTTCAGGGCCACCATTGAGCCACCCATGCAGGGAGGCGAAGATTCCGGAACCGGTGGCGGATACAGTGAACGCCACCACCGCGGCCGCCCACTGGGGCAGCTCGCTGGCTGGGTTCATGCAGGCCAGGCCGGCAATGTAGCCCAGGATGTAGGACCCGATGACGAAGAAGAACCGGCTCTGCAAAGACGTGGTGACCGAGACGGCCAAGAACATGGCTGCTCCGCCTGCCGATGCCATCGCCAAATTCTGGTCGAGAACCAACGCCGCGCCCGCCGTGGCAACACCTGCCGCCGTAGCTGCGATCACTTCACCGGACATTGGCTTTCTCCATGCGGGTCCCGTCCCTAAATGCACGTGAGTTTCGGGGAGTGTATCACAATGCCAGCCCTTTATAGGGACCGCTTGACCCCGGAAACGACCTGATCAAGGGCCTTGATCCGGCGTGAAATGGCCATGCCGGCGATGACAGTGACGGCCGACAATAGCAGCAGCCCACCCAGGATGATTTCGATCATGCGCGTTGCTCCTTCAGCTGTTTGACCTTCTGCCGGTACTCGGCCTTTATGGCCTGGAAGTCGGCGATGGTGTAGCGCTTTGGCTGGTGCGGACCTTCCAGCCAGTCCACCGCATCGGCGCCAATCTTCTCGATCAGACGAGGTCGGTAGTTGATGATGTTGCCAGATAGGTGGTTGTTACAGGGCGCGCACTGCTTGTGGATGTTCAGCGGCTCAAAGCGAAGCTCTGGCGCGCTGGCCACCGTTCTGAAGTGACCGGCATGATACTGGCCTTCGTGGTGCCGGCCGCAGCTGATGCATGGCTGGCCGTGGTCACGCAGCCGAACCCACTCGTTGAAGATGGCCTGGGCCTCTCGGGCGTGGGCACCCTTAGGCTTAACCCTTTCCTTGTCGGCTCGCAGCTTCTCGCGTTCCTGGCGCTCCAGGGCCTTCTGCGCCTTGTCACGGCCTGCCGGCGCCAGCGCCAGCGCACATTTCACGCTGCAGACCTTCTGCAGGGTCTGCGCGGGGCTGAACTTCTCCCCGCAGTGTCGGCACTTCTTTGGCTTTGGCGCGGATGCCTGCAGGGTCACTCTGCCTTCTCCTTGGTCAGGTTTTCGTCGATCACGCGAACCCAATCATCCCCGTAGATCTTGGACATTCCAGAGTCAGCATCCCTTTCGATGTATTGAAATCGCTCGGCATCCTTGCGCAACGATTC